GATAAACTTGCTGCACCTACTGTTGCATCAGTTGGTTTTCCGATGTCAAAAGTATTACCAAGAACAATACCAAAAAAAGTATCTGAGCTTGCAGGGTTTCCTGTAAACGTAATCTGACTACCCGATATTGTGAATGCACTTATCGGTTGTTGTACGACTCCTGAGACAGATATAATTACGGATGCTTCTGTTTCTGGAGATACAGCAGTACCACTGACCGTTAGGTTAAACGGTCCCGCAGTTGATCCAGTAAACGATCCTGATATATCGTCTAAAATCTGATACGCTCCTGTGAGCGGAACTTTTCCTACGTAAGCCATATGTTAATCCTTTACTCTGTTGGGATTGGATTGTCAGTCTTGACTTTCGCTACATGATCTTTCCATGTAGTAGTACCGTCTACATTATCGTGGTACTGCATGTCGAGCTGGTCACCCAAATCACCGTAGGCCGTTCTTCTTGCAGCTCTTACAGCAGCTTGTCTTTCAGACAAATCAGCAGCAGAGTCTACAGCGTTCAGTTGCTCATCAGTTGGTTGCGCTACACCAGAAACATTCCATGTCTTGATGTAAGGGCCCTGACCGTTCGAGTCATCCTGAAGAATAACGTCCGATGAAAAGTCAACTTCTGCTACGCCGTTATTAGCGCAATATTGTTTGACTTTGCTTGATAGTGATGCCATAGTTTTCCTCCTTATTCTCCGTTATCTATAACAGTGTTTCCTTCTGAAATCCACTGTTGAATTTCTTGATAATCTGTGTTTGCTTCGTCTAATGGTACACTAGATGTTTCACTATTTTTAACCATGTCATACGCAACATGAACATTATCGTAATAAACTTTAGTTACTGATGTAATCATAATTCTGCATCTCCTTTTAATCTAAAAGCATATCCACCACCACTTCCTAAACTTGTTGAACTCACTGTTGCTAATTTTTTATTATTTTGATTTACTGCTGAAACTGCATTACTATGATCTCCAACTTGATTTCTATGTATTCTTGCTGAATTACCAGAATTATCAAAAAATGTTAATGTAGGTGTTGCTCTCATTTGAACTGGATAATTTGTATTTGTATTTAATTCTGAGCTTGAAAAAGCTATTCCAGTATTGGATAACGTACTGTCTGATACTCCAAATTCAAAAAAATATCTTTGACATCTTGTTAAATTTACATCAATAGGTAAGAATTCAAAATCAGATGCAGATGTTCCAGCTTCTAATTGTACTCCTGTAATGTACCATTCGTTTGATGTGCTATCTGCAAGGTTGACTTGACCGACTGCTTTATTTGCATTTGTGGCTGATGCCCATGATGTTGCTAAACTTCCTGATGTATAATCAGTTCCAGCACCTAACCAAAATTCTATTTCTAAACTTTTTGCATTATCATTATCAAAAGCACCAGTAGTATCTCCAGCAAAAGTTATTTCTTTTTTCTCCCAAGTATCTGCCGATGAAATTGTGTAAGACTTTGAAATTTGTCTTGAATTATCATTATCTCTTAATTCACAAATATAAGTTCCAGTTTTATTTGATTTAACCCAAAAAGACATTGTAGTGCTTTCAGCAGATGAAGTACCTTTTTTTAAATATTGTAACATTTGACCTTCAATTCTTGTTTGTAAAATCATCGCATCACTGGCACTAGGAGATGCGTCAGCTGAAGTACAATCTAATTTCATTGATGTTGCAAAACCTTGACCAGTAGGTACATCAGTAGATTGTGATTGTGTCCATGTACCTAAAGAGCTTAAAGCTAAATTCCATCTATCCATAGTATTGTAACCAGATGAAGTAAGTGATGATGCAGAAGTTCCTCTTTGTGCAACACTCATATCTCCATTGATAATAATGTTTCTAAACTGATTAGAATTAAAAGATAGCTTTGCGTCTGTTACTACGCTGTCTGTTATTGATGCTGATACTACTTTATCTATTGCCATAATTTATCCTATGTTATTAATTTAAATCCTTGAAAATACGAATATCCAGCTTTACATTCTGGTGAATTTGTAGTCACATTACATTGACCATAAACTTCAATGTAATCAGCAGCTGATAAATTTATAACTTGTGTATTGTAGAGCATATTTCCATTAATATAATTTCCACTAAAATTGTCATAAGAATAATACGTTGCACTTCCATTTTTATATAATTTAATAAAACTTTCTATATGATAAGTATCATCATATGATTTAAGTTGTATTTGAGCATTAATTAAATAAAGTCCACCTTCTCCACTAGGCACTGTAAATCTATAATTTGAAGTATCAAAACAAGAGCCAATGTCATAATCTTCTGTATTAAATTGTATTTTAGCAGCAACATTATCTGACATACTTTGATTTGAACCCATAGTTGCTCTAAATCTTGGAGAGTTTACACCACCAATTAAAGATACATCAATTCTTTTTAAAGTACCGCCATCCGATATTAATAATTCATCAGTTGAATCAGGAGCAACAGCAAGTTCTGTTTGTCCAGATATAACATTGTCATTAAGATGTTCACTTTCAACAGCATCATCTGCAATTTTTGCTTCTGTTATTGCATCTGCTGCAATTTTTGCAGTTGTCACATTTAAATCTGCTATCGCTGCAGTATTTACTGACCCTGCACTAGGTGCATTTGTTGCAGTTGCTCTACCTAAAAACACACAATACATTTCGTCCGTACCATTAACCAACGCTGCGGATAGTGTAAGAGTTGTGCCCGATGCAGTGTATGCTTTACCGGATCCTGGCTCTTGGACAATGTTGTTAATTACAAGCCTGATATCATTTTCGTTATTTACGGAATGGTCTAAAGTATATGCAGTTTGAGAGTTGACAATGGTAAATACTTGTCTTTCAAAACTTATAAAGCTTCTTGCTGGTGCGTTTCCTAAATAGGCCATGAATCTCCTTACGTACTAATTGCATCGACA